GTATGAAATTGGAAATAACCACAAAATTGAGATCAGAAAATCCCAACTTGATTGCCGGAGCATCGGGCTTCCAGGTAAATCCATATAAGGGCGTTAAATTACCATCCCTGATAAGCACAACACGGTATTCGGGTTCGCCTTGGGATGCCGTTCTTGCGGTGGTTTCTGTCGCTTGTAGAAAAATTTCATCAGATAAAATATTTTCGGCAAATGCGAATTCGTCATTAACATCATTTACCAATTGTTTTTTGATATATTCAACGTCACCGGCCACAGAGTAATAATCATCAGGGCGATATTTCATCACCGTTCCGGTTACCTCTGATTTTTTCCAATTACGTTTAATCAAGGTTAATGCTTTTTCTTTGGCACCGTCTTCTGTCATACCGGCCTGATAATGTGCCTCAAACAAATCCTTATATTCTTTGGTTATTTGTGGCAACGTAATCGGAGCTACCTGGGTACCCTCAAATGGCCCGATAGGATTAAAGGCGTCCTGGACAATACCAGGGTAATCTTCACGCAATTTTTCGTTTGTAATGAGGGTTGTTATTGCTTCAATTCTGGACTTATCCGTTGGATCGGTTAATTGCCTGGCGAGTCTCACGGCTTCGGCAGGTTCTAGGTTAGCCGACAAATCGACAACTTGCTGAGCAAATGCCCGATCCTGTGCGGTGAATGTCCGATCAACTAATCCTGGTATTTCATCAACGCGATCAATTAATGTCGATGCTTCGGCAATCAAGTTGGGATTTTCTGATCTCAATTTTGTGGTTATTTCCAATTTCATACCGGCGGGGATCCGCTTCATCCTATCAACAAATAACGCCTGAGCCTGTGATTGAAGCTCTGGACCCAGTTCATTAACCTGTTTTTGCACGTTCTCTTGATAATATTTATCAACAACTTTATCTTCAATAATAATGCCATCTTGACCGGCTAATCTTGCTGATATTAATTGGAAATCCTCTGCTTGTTTTTGGGCGACTTTTTGCCCATTAACAATATTGGTTAAAATTGAGGTTCGTTCAGATGGCGTGATATTGCCTGAATTAAATAATTCTTCAGTCCGCTTAACTATTTGTGATGGATCGCCGGTATTGGTTGATGCTTGGATTTTTAGGTTAGATACTTCTCTGGCTTGATCTACTGATACTTGAGCGGCAACTTGTTTTTGTCGAGTAACAGCCTTGTTAATATTAGCTTGTTCTGAGGCAATAAACGTATCCCATTCGTCAGGAGTCCAGCCCTTTGGTACTTTTTTTGAAGCTTCATCTAATTGTTTAAATGCTTCGGTTGTTCCTTCATTGTTGATAGTGCTATCAAATTCATGACGGAAACTTTGTTCTGCTGATTCGCGTTCTATTTCTCGCTTCATAATGGCAGCGCGATCGGATGCTAGATCACCGCCCTCGACCATCCCATCAATGATTGTAAAAGCCTGGGCTATTGATTCAGCGGCGCCTAATTGATTTCCTTCGCGGGATAATCTGGCTGATTCATTACCAAAAGAAATAACAGCTTCATTGCTTTGAGCGGCAGCTTCTGATTTGTTCTTTTTTATTGTCGCTCGATGAACTCTATTTCTAGAATTCGCTATCTGCCCTTCAACAAATTGAGAAACTTGACCTCGGACAGCCGGATCAACACCTTGTATAACGCCTGAAACATAACCAGCGACCTTTTCATTGAATTGTGTGATGTTATCAGCGTTTTCATTTTCAATGGCGTTAATAGCGTTTTTAGTGTCATTACCAACTGAAGCAAGATAAGCAGTTTGTAAGCTTTTATTATATTGAGCAGTGGATATACCGCCAGTTAAAATGGTTTCGACTATTCCGGCTTTTTTCTTTTCTGGTGCCTGAGTTATACCTTCGACTTTTTCTAATGGAACTGCTTGAGCTTCTTCAGCTCCGCGCCGAGTTTCAACAACACCAATTAATTGTTCTGTTGATTGTTTAAATCGTTGAAGACGATTTACTAATGTGTTGGCACCCTGGGCAAAGCCAGTTGATAAATCTTGCTGTTGAATGTTTACCGTTTCTTCGAATCGTCTAGCCATTATCCACCAGCCTTAGCAGCCTTAGCAACTCTTTCTTCAACACTAGTTATCAACCCGATAGTAGCGCCTGTTTTAGCTTGTCTTTGTGCTATTTTTCCGCGGGCTCGTAAAGTCATGGCTTTAAGTCTTGTTTGAAATACATCACGCTCCGTGGCTACTGCTTCGCGACGTATATCTTCTTGCATTATAGAAAGTGGTGAGCCTTCAAAAGCAGCAATACCACCGGCGCCAGCCGCCGCATTTTGTGAGGCTAAAGCTTCAGCCAACCTGGATTTTCGATCAGCTTCGCGTTGAACGCCAGCGGCTTCTTCTGATTTGGCGGCAACTTCAGCTTCACCTCTGGCTATATCACCTTGAGATCTTTGAAGGCTAAAGCTTGCCACATCTGCAAGAGTTCCCATTATGTTTTAACCTCCATACCAATTGATAATATTGTCATAGCAAAAGGCGTATCTTGAGTAATTTCAATATCCGCTTCAATACTCCAACCATGCAAAGTTATTCGTTTAAACCCAGTTTGTGGTGAGGGCGCATCAAATTGATCAACACCAATAGTTTTATCGGCTAATCGCTGACCGTTCACAATAATACCATTTGATTCAAATAATTGTATAGCGGCGCGTAGTATCCGTTTTTTGTCGGCGGCATTAGGGCCATCATCAAGATCCATGTTTAACGGCATTGTTTTGATAAATGGTTTGTAAGTTAATCCGGCCTCAATAATCTGAGCAGTTCTGGTGATTGTGATTTGCCCACCGGAAACAACGAATGTACCTTGAAAAGCTCCATCAGCTTTTACGTCAACGGTTTCACCTTCTAAATGAGATAACCCGGTCAATGTTGACGATCCGCCAACATTGGAAGTTATGGCACTGTCGGTAAATGCCGTTAATGATTCGGTTTCAATATAAAAAACAGTGGCGCTATTAACAACTCGTTCTACTAATAAAAATAATTTATCAGAAACAACGGCAATTGATTTGATTTTTCCACTTGACCAGGTTGTAAACGCCTGAACGCCTTCAGCCGTTAACGTATTAAACACAGTTAAACTGCCATCAGCATTCAAAATATAAACATAATTGGCATCTGTAATATCAGTTCCCCGGCTTGCCGCCATCTTTATTGGATCTTTAATTAAACTGGGTGCCAATGATGAAACTGAAGCTGTTTGATTTGATTGGAATTCATTAACAAATACGAATTGATTAATAACTTTGCCGGTTCTTTGAACAAATAGAGTCACGCCATCAATACTTACCGGGCGTAATCGTTTGGATCCAAGATTAGTTTGAGGGGAAACAGCAATATTCGATGGTGTGATTGGTTGGCTTCTGCCTTGCGAAACAAAAAACTCACCGCCAGAAGTAAAGATTTGCAATGAACGATTAGAGAAAATAGCTTCAATGGCATTGACTTGATCAGTATCCAATGTTGCCTCAATCAATTCATCGTCGCGAGCCCTGCCTTTGTCAAAGTTGAAAAAATCATTAACATTTGAGCCCCAAATGGTAGCCGGCCGAGACTGTGAGCCTCCAAAATATAACCGGCCCTCATGAAAAGTACAGGTTCTTGGAAATCCCCTTATAACACTCCATGTATCTTCAGCGGAAGATGATCCAGTTGCGGTTCTTGTTGTTGAACCTTTGAATAATACATTCTGTGTTAAAACAGCCGTCACCGTTGCTAATTCAAAAGCATTAGCCGAAGCATTAGCAAAGGTTATTTGATATGTAGTTAATGCCAATATCGTTGAAGCGGATACTCCTGCACTACCAGTATTAGGCAAGCTCTGTAGCGCATCCCTTATAGCTTCTTGATTTGTTGAATCATCGCCAGCAAAAACAATATCTTCACTTAAAATGCCATTTAAAGCGATTTTATAACGGTCACCTTCGTTCTGATTTGAGAATACTATTTGTTGAATTTCTGACACTGGCGCGGGGCTAAAAATATCATTATAGTCAAATTGCGGAATATTTAGCAGTGTTATCGGTGCTATTGTCCAATCCGTATCAGATGTTCTTGTAATTGTCTGAGGTAGGAGATTAGTTTGCGTAACGATAGCGGTATCAGCGGATTGAATAAAATCAAATTCAAGAGTTCTTGCCAGCGTCCATGGAGTGGCAACGAAGTCATCACCGGATCCATTGATATTGGTCTGCAAAACATTATCTTTATAGATTTGCATTTTAAGATCGGTAAAAACCAACAGATAATTTTGTTCAACGTTAAAACTGAAGTTTTCTAATCTGCCATTGCCGAGACCAACACCTAAAAAATCTTGGCCAGGCCTGCGCTTCACTCCACCTTGCGGAAGTGATAAAACCTCAGTGGCCTTTCTTAATCCATTATAATAGGCTTGTATATCAATTCGACCTAACAAAGTCGGATCAAGTTCCCCCCGGTTCATATTGCTTTGGAAATTCCAGATACCCATTATAAAAAGTTCCTTCTATTCCCACTGAAACGAACATCAATTAATGGTGAGTCAATTATTCCTCGTTGCGGTCTACCCTGAGAATCAATAGCCATGGCCTGGCCTATGGCATTGATAGCCTTCTGCTCGTATAATCCAGCCTTTGTCGCATCTTCAGTAACAGATATAGAGAAATCAGCAGCCAGTAAATATTCAAGTGATTTAACAACATGCGGAGGCATATTTACTTCATCAACGTCAAAAACATAAGTTGCTAATAGCTCAGTTTGATTTGAAAAAAGAAGATTGCCAATTAAAATATAATCGCCACGGAGTTGCATGTTCCAAATTCTGATTAAATCAGTTGGTAATTGGAACGCATTATTAAAGTTGGTCAGAATATCAGGTGTCTCAGACAGCCTATTAAGCCGCTGCTGCTTTAATGCGAAGGACCAAGGATGCATGCTTAATAAACGTTTTTTAGTCTCAGGATAGAGATTGGCGGCGGCCTGTGCACCGGCACCCGGATCATCAAAGGATGAAATCGGATTATCTCCGACCAAGAGCAGAGCATTTGAGGCTATATCAATTGAACTAGGCATTAATTACTCCATTAGCTGATAACAGCCGAGTATTGTTTAACGGTAACAGCACAGCTATAAACTTGCTCGAAATATGATATCAATTACCGTAATATCTGTTGCATCTGTTTGGTTTTCTACAAACACTTCAAGAAAATCAGTTTTGTTTAAATCAAGATCCCATAATGTGGAAACAGTCCCTTTATCTCCAGCCTCTAATAATTGCGATATGCCTGTAGCCGTTATGGGGGTTCCATTTAAAGCTATGTACACAGCTACTGTATCAGCCGTGAGAGTATTTATTGTGGCAATTACATCAAGAGCTGATGCGAAAGGTCTTTCGCTGTTAGATGTAACTCTACCTGCTGCTGTACAAGTAAATAAGGATTGTTTTGTACACGTCCAGGTTCCGGCAACCAGTACTGCGTTACTCCCGTCTGTACTTGCTGCAGAAATTGAAGTAACTGTTGAATTACCTTTAAAATTCAGAAGAGCCACTGGCTTTGTATCAGGGATGTCGTCATTGCCAGAAAAAAACCATCTGACATCATCAACTGTTATTCCTGACAATGGCGTTCCAGAACCAAAAGTTTTGATGTTTGTTACTGAACCAGAATTTCCTGCTGAGATATTACCTGAGCTAGTTAGACCAGATAAAAAAGTCGCTCCTGCTGCCAGGGTGACAAATGAAGCATCAATTGTAAAAGTATCAAAAACTGTCGTTCCTAAATCAAATAAAGTTCCACCACCATTTATAGTGACTAAATCGGTATTGCCTACGAACACGGGAATTGTTCCCGAAAATGTTATCCCATCAGTTTTGATGTCATTAAATGCAACATCAGTATATTGAACAGCCGTTAAATTGCTTAATGTTCCAACTGTATCGCATGAGTCAACAGTACAATTAACAAGCTGAAATACAGCAGCGCCAGCGCCGGGATTTGTTATATTGTGCAAAGCACCATTAGGGCAATCGAGAGTTAACAACGTGATCTTATTGCTCGTATCAGTAGCAGTGAACATATCACCGGTTCCGGTATAAGTGATTGATGACGTTGAACTATCAAGACCGGCGACAACTGTATCTTGGCTCAACACAAAGCGATCTGTTGTTGGATCGAGATCGTCACCTATAAGGTAAAACGTGTCAGAATCCAAGGTGATCACACCGCTAGATGGCATTGGAAAATCAGTGAGGTTATTAATGACCTTCTGCTTGTTCGGTACTGATATTTGCTCTTGAGAAGTCACTAAAGAAGACGTTGAAGTGACAACGGTGATTATATGAAACGTACTTGAAATATCCGCTAAGATCATATCGCCAGCAGATAGTTGAAATCGTTTCGTTCTGAAATAATCATCTGTCAAAACTGCGCTTAAACTATCAGTCGTTTTGTACGAAAAAACTTTCGGCGAATTGGCCGATTGAGCGCCAACAGTAGCGAAATTACTTTGATCAAAGGCCATGATAATTCCTATTTTTAATGGTGGGCAAAACGTCCCTGTTAGCCCATGCTTTTAAGCCAAGATAAGCGTTGAACTTAAAACAGTGACAACACCAGCGCCGGAAATAGCATCAACAAATATCATTGTAAAAACCTCTACTCCAGCATTAACACCAACTGCCCATATAATGTCACCTTGTTTCAAACCTAACGATGCAGCGGCATCATTAAAGTAACCAGACGCTACAGCAGTCGCTTTGGTGTCAGGTGTGGTATATGTAAAGTGTCGTGGTGCGTCACTATTTGCCATTGATGAGAGTGGCAAAAACTCTTTTGCAGAAAAAGCCATGATAAATTCTCCAGTAATAAATTTAAGAAAGGGACCAAAGCCCCTTAGTTAATTAGACGCCTTCGTCATATTGAATTTTAACGATACCTTGAGCCTCACGGGCAACCGAACCAGCTTTAAACATGCCGTTAGCCAGCCAAGATGTCTTTTGTGCAATCCAGTCGATAGTAGTTTTCATATCGATGCCGATTGCTAAACCAATGGCTGATTTCATATAAACGAATGCTGTACGATCAGCGGCAACACCAGGCAAACCACCTTCTTTACGAGTACCGATTTTATGGAACTTGAGCCCCATGTATGTTTCAAGATCACCATTAACCAACGCTTTCACGGTGTTAAAGTCTGAACTTGTTACCTCGGTATCCTTAAGCAATTGTTGCATCGCTTCGGCACGTAAAACAATATGGCGATCACCTTCTTCTGCTTCTATATCATCAAGATGAGCAACGGCACTTCGAATTGATGTTAAATCAAAATTACGAGTTGCTGAAATATCGAAGATACGGCCGGTATCTGGATCTTCATCGTTTGTAGTAACAAAAGATACAGCGGCTAACGCATCGATAACCAATTGATCTTCACGGCGTCCAATCGCTTTAGCAATTGTTGTTGCTAATTCTGACTTTTCATCAAAATTGACTTCAGCTTGATCGAAGATGTCGGTATATTCCGGCGCGTTCCAATTTTCCATGTTAGCCGTCTGGCGACCATGTGAAATATCCATTGGAGTGACATCGGCTTGGCTAGCCTTCTGATTTGCTAATCCTTTACCCATACGAGTAAATTTATAAGCATCACCGACTACACCAGTACGAACAGTTACGGTTTCGCGCAACGTACGCATACCTTGGTATTCGTGTTTAACTTCGCTGTCAAATTCTTGGACAGCAGCATTTGTGAGAAACTTAGACATGATATGCCCCTTATTAAAGTTTTGTTTGTTTTAGTAAGGGGTGTGTCCTGAATGGGGCCGCCTAACTAAACGATTTAAGTTTAATTAGTCCGTATTCAGGCTCAAAGGGAGGTGTCTGATAGACTTGGTATTAATAATACTACAAAGTGTTTAAAAATCAAAGGGCGCTTAGTTGCGCCCTTATGTTAACCGACCATTACTCGATGCTCTTCGGTGCCAAAAACTTCATTACGTAATTTTTGATAACGTTTTCTGAACTCTGGATTGGTATTAATTTTGCGGTTGCCATGCTCGTCTTTCTCAAACTGCATAGCTTCAACATCTTCAGGAGTTGCACCAGGAGTAGAAGTGGTATCATCAGCATCCACCGGAGCGCCGCGAGTCATCGATATTAATCGTTCAATAGCTTTGACCGATTCAACGGATGTAGCCATGTTATCGAGGCTTGATACCATTTCAGAATCAAGATTTTTACCTGCCCATTGTTGAATGTTTTTAATGCGAGCATCGCCCTGTGGGCCAAGTGCCTTAATTTGCTCAGCCTTGTAATCAGTATCAGCTTGTTGCTCGGCGGCTAGTTGCATAGCGTATAAGTTCAACATGCCATTTAAGCCTTCCTGGCTCATATTTGATTCTTTGGCAAACTTCATTGCTTCTTGAACCATTGGATCCTCTTTCTCCATGGTAACGCCAGCTTCAGTTAATTCTTCACTTAATGAAATTTCATATTCTTCCGGTGCCCCAGTGAACGAGCCAAATTTAGAAGATAATTCATTATAAGCTTTGGCATGTTCAGTC